CGCCGAAAAGAGCTTAGATCGAGGCCTGGTTTTGCAGTTTTAAGGCTTCCAGCTTGGTAATATGCCATTTCGCGGAGGCGTTTTCGAGCTGCCGCATCCATGCCCCGTTCAGGGCGTTTTCCTTCCCATACTGGATATACTCCTGTACGGTCCATTTGAATTCTTTCAGAGAATCCCCGGCAAGCAGCTGCCGAGCCTCCTGCATGGTAATCCCATTGTTGTTCGCGAACCGGATATACCATGTTGCAATCTGCGCTTCAATCTCCTTTGCGGCCTGCCGGTATTGCTCCGCTATGTAGGAAAGGCTATCTGCACCGGCTGAATTGGCTTGCTTTTCAATCTCCCGGAACCGCTTTTTCCAATAGGCTGCATTCAGTTTAGCCGCTGCCATCCTTCACGCCGCCTTTCCCATCTGCTGTGCCGCTCTGCTTTGACCGAAAGGGGCTTTCTCCGCCGCCATTAGGGAAAACGGACTGATTGAACATGTCCTCCTGCGCCTTACGCTTCTCCTCTTCCACCCGTTCGAGCTCCTTTTGAGGATCATCAATCCACGGATGCTGCCCTATAATCGTTTCGTTGGAGAGAATCCCGACAGAATTCCGGATGTTCGTAATGATCTGCCCTTCATCCATCATCATGTCCCGATTGAAAATGACCTCCACATCCTCCCCTGTAAAATCTCCAAGACCGGCGTTGGCCAGGTAGACGTTTACAAACCAGAGGATTTGTTCAAAAGCAGCCTGTAATTCCGTTTCCATGTCGTTCGCGTCCAGATCAATATCGCTGTACATCGACTGTATGTTCATCTGATTGGGATTCCCGGACAGCCGGTCGTCCTTGGCGTCGTAGCCCATTCCGTTTTCGATCATGGCCTTTTTGAAGATTTCAACGATGGATTTATAGTTTTCGGCATTCACGGTGATCTGGAGGGTTTCCACTCCACCCTTCATGTCCCCGTCATACCGAATCTTAACGGCTCCGAATGTGGCAAGGTTGCGCCGGAATTCCCCTAAATTTGTCCCGTCATAATTCTTCAGGACGATGATCGTGTTCCTTGCGTCCTCCTGCATATTGTTTTCAAAGTCTGACAACATAAGGTTGATGCTGTCCTGAAGGGACTTCACCTTTTTCAGCAGGGGAATTTCCTGCTCATTGTACTTGACGGGAATGAGCGGTATACGCTGCCAGTTGAATCCGTTCCCATCTGCGGCGGTAATCTGGCAGATGTCCGGAACCCCCTCTGGCGTATCCGGATCAGGAACCAGCCATTCCCCCTCATAGAGGAAGCGGTGAACCCCTGTCTGGTCATAAAGCTCCACCTTTTCGATTATGACAGGGGTTCGGCCCTCATATCCCTGCACCAGATACAGACGTATAGCGGAATCCAGGACGGTGTGTTCACTGTCCTTCCAAAACGGCAGGACCTCATAGCCGGGAAATAGTCGAAACGCAAGCTTCCCTTCCCTGTCATAGTAGGGGTATAGCCACGCAATGCCGTTGTTCAGGCTGTATTTCACCGCATTCTTCAAGGTTCGCATAAAACCTTTGTCAAAAATCGGTTTCAGCAGTTCGGCATATACCTCGTTCCCGCTTTCCACAACAAAGGGCTGCCCTACAATGTAGTTGGCTTTCTGGTTTACCAGCTTTGCGTACTGGTTGTCTATGATCCGGTTATTGGGAAGATTCTCGACTGTTTGCAGTTTCCCGTCCTCTCCGATCATAGTGCGCTTCCGGTGCAGGATGTCATGTTCGTTCTCGTAATAAAGCTGTCCTTTGATCTGCATGATCCGCTGCGGGCTTTGCCTCCATCTTCCAATCTCCAATTCATAAAATTCCTTTTCGGTCAGAGCTGTATTTCTGCCTCGAAGAATGATGTTGGAGATGCGTTCCATCACCTTGTTGATTCCGAATGCCACCTCTGCACCGCCTCCTTCCAAAACGAAAACCGGGAAAACTCCCGGTTTTTCTTGCAAATCTGTCATGCTTACTCGAAACTGAACGTATCACCCCGGCTGAAATCTTCCAGCGCATACCGCATGGCGTCCATCAGGTGGTTGAAATCGTCAATCGGTTTGTTCAGCTTCTTCCCGGTCCTGCTGTCCGTATCCCAGGTATAGTTGCTGATTTCAGTAATGAAGTTGACGCATTTCGGATGGATGATGATGTGGTAATCTTGTATGAAATCAATACCATTGTTTACGCTGTCCCTTCCCTTCCGTGATCTATGGATATGGGAAAGGCCCAGCGTATAAAGACGGTCAATGCTTTTCGGCTCCGCACAGTCAGCTTTGATCCGCTCTTTTGCGTATCCTGCCCGCGTAACCTCCTCTGCAATGGCTTCATTGCTCATGCCGCGCTTGTAGATTTCATCGAATACCCAGATGGTTTTTGTCCGCTGGTCAATCAATCCGCAAAAGAATGCGGCGGGATCGTTGGTATAACCAAAGTCAAGGCCAAAGGCGGAGCGGACGCCCGGCAGTGCTGTGATCTCCTGTACAGAAAACGGCTTTTCCTCCCAATTCTCAAAAATCAGTCCGTCCACAATGCCCCAATCCCCCAGCCCGGCCACACGGTAACGCCTGGGGTTGTTCCGCTTCATGGCTTCAAATTCTTTGCGGTCCGCATCATCCAACCACTCATTGCATAAGTAGTTGGTCGTCATGGCAAGGGTCTCATCGTCCGGATTGTCAAAGAATCGTTTTTTGAGCCAGTGGTGTTCGTTCCATGGGTTAAAGGTTAAGGTGACCTGCTTAAACAGTCTGGTTTCCGGAGGGATCGCTCCACGGATTGATTCATTGAGCATATTGAAGTCGTCTTCGTCGCTGATCTCATAGGCTTCCTCTATCCACATCCAGCACAGATAGCCATGCTCGACGGTGATTGACGTGACCTTCAAAGGATCATCCAGCCCCCGGAAATAGATTTTCTGGTTCGTAGGCTTATAGGTCATTTCCAAGGGGCTTTCCTTGATCTCCCAATGTTCCGGAACACCCAAGCGGTTGATTGCCCACTTCAATTCTGTGAAGCAGCTGTCTTTCAGAGTACGGAATACCTTACGTACTACAAGCAGGTTTGCGTCCGGATATTTCATCATGGCCCAGATATACCACAGCGCCGTTGTCTTGCTTTTCTTGCTGGCCCTGCTTCCCTTGCACACCCGATAGCGGCCCTTCCAATGCCAATAGGTGCCGTAACCCCTGCCCACACAGTCGGGAAGATAGATCTGCTTTTGGTTAATCTTCAAGCGCATCATCCCCAGAGATGACAACCGGAACCGAACCGGAAACATTACTCTCTGTCTTGGTGGAATAGCCGTATTTGCTCATCCAGAGCGCCGCAAGTTTCGGATCAATCACGCCCAATTCGAACTTCATCCGAGCATCTATTTCACATTCTTCCTTCATGCGCGTTACGATGTCCCGAAATTTCTCATCCTCCGCGTAGGTTTCATAGAAATTGGACCGGGCAAGCCCCACCCATACGCAAAAACCCTCGATCGTATAGGTCACGCTGCGCGTGAGCTGTTTGCTGACAAACTCTGAATTTTTCGCGCTGAATTCATGTGTCAGCACAGTCTGGCTATTGCACCACTCCTTATATTGCTCCCACGCCAGTTCCAGCGCTTTTGTTGTCTTAAATCTCCGGGGTCTGCCTCTTATGCTCAATGAATTCACCGCCTTTCAAAGTGCAATTAAAAATCCGGGGCGCACTCGTCCCCGGATTTCCACAGTATCATTATAGCATGTTTAAATGTTCCTTTGTGTTCCTTCTTTTCTCAAGAGCCGTCTCATAGTCCGCAAGCACCTCTTTGTGAATCTGTTGAAATTCTTTCAAGGCGTATCCATGCATTTTTCGCACGTACAGATATGTATAATTCATTTCCGCAGCGATTTCCTCAAGCCGCTTGAACTCCACATACCGTTTATAAAGTAAAGAAACGTAGGTTTCGTTCGTCAGCCGCTGAATCTGATTTATGATTCGGTGTTTCCGATCTGTGAAATCGTCAATCTGTTTGTCAATTTCGGCCTCAAGGTGCAGAATCCGTTGTACCAGGTCCGGTATGACATCCTTCGATCCGGAAGTCTGCACCCGGTCCGCATCCATCCGGACAGCCCCCGTTGTGCTGGTATATAAAGCAGCTTTCTCCTGCAACTTCTGTCGGATACAGGTATCCAGTCGTTTTAACTCTTTCAGATATTGCTTCGCCTGCACCGGTACAACTTCCTCCTTGTCCTTTTGAGCTGTTCCTTTTTCAGAAATGAGCTTCCATTTTCTCACACAATGCCTGAATCCATTCCCTTCGGGGAACCTGTGCGATCCATTCATCGGGAATCCCGTTCGCCCCACCGCAGCCATAGGCAATCCCGGCAAGGCCTCCCGCTACAGCTGCAACGGTATCCGTATCTTCCCCCAGATTCACAGCGGTAAGAACACAATCCCGATAACTGTCTGTTTTCAGGACACACCACAGCGCCGCTTCCAGCGTATCCACCACATAACCGGAGCTTCTGATTTCTTCGCGGCTCAAACCTTCCAGACCGGCAATGCGGTTAAACTGCTCCATCAAACGGACTGCTGTCAACCGTCCTAAAGCATGGATTGCAGCTTTCATATCCTGAATCTGTCCATACTGTTCCACTACGTAGGTGTATAGGCGGCAGGCAGTCCGCGAAATCTCGTGTGCATGGGTGAGCTGTCCCACATGCCGTATCTCCTCCTCTGTATGCGGGATCAGCGCGGCCGGAAGAATCCGCATCAAAGCTCCGTTGCCGTTGTCCATGATGGATGCTCCGCCGCAATCAAGTGGGGCTGTGCCCTGGTCAAACCTCTGGATTGCCCTATGTGTCGCATTTCCTATGTCAAAAACGTCGTCATATGGGGTGAACTCGCCGTTATTCAGCCATTTTGAAAAGTTCAGCATAATATCATCCGGATCAATCTTTCCCAGCCGTCCAATGCTTTCCACTGTCGCAAGGGTCATGCTGCTGTCGTCCGACCAAGTCCCTGCCGGTTGATTGTATGTCCCGTAGCCGACCATGTCGGTTGCCGTGAAACTGTCCCGGCGTTTGAACTCATAGGGGACGCCCAGCGCATCCCCGACTACCAGACCCATGATCCCATCATAAATTTTACTCATTAGAGCACCTGCTTTCTATTTTATATCGTGGGTTTACTCCCATTATCAGCCGCAGCTATCCAAATAGTCAATAGCAAATAATAAGGCTCGGACATCCTGCGCCCAACTCCTTGAACGGTCATCCATTTCCCCCTTGTCCATACAATAAGCAAGCAGGTCGTTCAGCCGTTCCAGCGCTTCTTCCACTTCTGACGCGCTGTCCGCTTCCCCCTTTGCGGGTATCTGTGCGGGTTGCGGTGAAGGTACGGACGCGGGCTGTTCTAAATTTGGCTTCACTCTTTTCTCCGGCGGTTCCATGGCACTTGGCGGGGTGGGAGCATCCACAATCTTTCCCGCTATGTCACATGGTGTTTTTTCCTCTGTCTCTGTCCCAGATGCTTTCATAAAAGTGGGCGGGGATTGTCTCTGTGGAGGCTGCATGTCCTGCCTTTCTTCCTCCAACTCTTCCAAGGTAATCCGTCCAGGCATCGGTTGCTTTTCCTCTTCCTCCTGTCTGCGGCGCTTCACATCCTCAATAGATAAACTGCCTTTTGCCTTATATTCCTCAAGGGCTGCTTTTTGGACCTGTTCCGGCAATGTGGACAATTCATAGGCTACCGATATTCCCATCCGTTCGGCCTTCATTGCTTCCTTGAAGTCCGGCAGCAGATGTTTGTCGATACTCTCATAGCGTCCCACCTGCGCTGGGGTCGTTCCAAGCTGCTCAGCAATGATTTTGCGCGTTTGACCGGGGATTTTCTGAAACTGCCGCTTTCGTTCCAGCAGTGCCCGGAGACGCATGACCTCCTGTACCCGTTCCCAGTCTGTTTTTTCCCGGTATCCGTTGGTTGCAATCAGAAGGATTGCTTCGTCTATCTCCCG